GGCTTATAGGGAAAATTATAGCCAATTAAATCATTACATAAACTTTCAGGAACAATACCCTCATAATATTTTATATAAGTATCTACATTCATTACACCATTCCTGCTTCAAACTTTTTCCACTCTATTGCGTTTTTAATATCCCACCCACGATTGTCAATTGATTTGATTACACCATCAATATATTTTATAACAATTTCTAGATATCCAATTTTATTCATTAGTTCAATAACTTCTTCATCAGAAGTAATATACATTGCAAGATCGGTTTTAAGAACTTTTAAATCAAATGGTTTAGATACATAAACTTTTGCATCAGATTTACCACCGTAGTATTCCCATTTCTGACGATACATACGTTGATAGTCTCCATTGTGTTTTTGCAACAGCAATTGAAACTTTGACCTGTGGTCAAGGTATTTTGATTTTATTTTTTGATTAGTAAGGGATTCAGATGCTAAATCCTCTTGATTACTAATCACAAGGTCGGTTCTAGCTTCTTCTTTTAACTGGTCTAAATTCATTATATTATATTTCTCTTCAAAGTGTGAGTAGTGTCGATGTACTCTCAGGTATATCTTAACTTTCTTAGAAAGTCTTAAATGTGTATTATTAAAGCGTTATCTTTTCTACTCAGTTATATTTATAAACTTTTTATTTCGTATATTTTGTATGCAAACTCAGCAGTTGCGATTAAGTTTTCAACATCGGTTGCAGCCTGTGAATATTCTAATCCACCTAATGATATTGGGAATACATCTTCAAAATTAATTTCAACAATAGGATTATTCTTATTAGATAATATCATAAGGTTTGCATCAGAGTACATTGATTTATCTGGTGTTGAAGAACCAACATCACCAATGTCTGAACTTGTTGACCTTTGACTTGCAGGCGCAGTTGATGTTACATCTCTGTGTGTTGAAAATTGTCCTCTGTTTTTAGGAAAACCAATCCCTGTTATCCAATCGTGTAAAGATAGATAATTTTCTAGATATTCATCTACAATAAAAGATATTGAAAGATTTTCATATTCAAGCTTATCACCCAATGTAGGTATATTTTTAAATGGTGTATTTAAAACTGATGGTGTGCCAGATATGCCAGGCACATTAGCAGTAACCGTAAAAAATTCAACTTTAGGAAGTTGAAGTATGCCAAACTTAAATTGAGTTGGACTTGCGTAGTCTAACTTATCTGGCTGTCTGCCTAGTGGGGATTGTGATGTAGTCATAATACTATTTATAACAAAAAAAGGGAGAACAAAAAGTTCTCCCTCTATCGTACCATATTTATGATGTTATCAATTGTTAGGGTTTGATCCTGTTATTCAGAATGATAGGATCAGAATTGTTCCAGATCACATCAGTCAAATTAGAATAACGAGTAATTATCTGTGCGGCAACTCCACCTGCAAACAGACCAGACCAACCGAGAATTACAAATCCCCAATGTAATGGTGCGCTAAATAGTTCTTCCATGAACCAAAAAGCATGTCCCCATTCGTTTAGACCAACATTTGGCAAAATCATTAACGGGCCAGCAATTGCGAAAACTAATGGAAATGATGTACCCCTACTGTATTGTGGTAAACGAGTTATAGCATAGAGATAACTAGAGATTCCGCAAACAATGTACATCGGGAAAGAACCATAAAATACTACGACATGACTAGGTGTGAAACTAGTATCGCGTATGATTACCTGATGCCATGAAGCATCTTGCTCGGTGAAGAAGCTTCCACCCCAATAAACTCCAAATAGATATACACCTAACCACATCATCCAATAGAAATAACGCTTGATTTCTAGTTTTGGGTCTAGGTTATCCAATTCTTCTTTGGTGTCTCTTGTCTGCCAAATCCAACCCCATGCAATCAATGCAAATGTAGGCATTACAGTCATGTGTACACGCCACAGACCCATCCAAACTTTTTCAAATTCTGGCTCCATAGAATCCATGCCATGACTATATGCAAAAGTCCTTTGATACCAAATCCAAAAAATTGCGACTGCTAACATTAGTGCCATGCCAGCCTTGTAGTATCTGCTATCATACCACTCGTTTTTATCCCAAGCTTCTGTAGCTACCGTTTTATTTGTTTCTGTAAAAGTAGTTGCCATATTTTCCTCCTTATTTTAGCTTATCCAATCTATTTATGGTTTTTAGTTTGTCCTAATTGTTAGACAAAAAAAAAGGGAACTTAGTTCCCTTTTTACCATATTTAAATGGTTTTAAACAGCGCGAAGCGCCTGATAACCAGCTGCAATCACTGATCGTGGTGCAGTACCTAAACGATACTTGCTATAGGTTTGTCCATCAAATGAACTCACTTTCTTGTTGAGGAAAATAGGGTATCCCTCTGTGCGTAGTTTGCTCATAACCGCACGAACATTTTTTACCCCATATCGTGATGTAATCTGTTTTGCAGTAAGTTCTGCTCCACTCACAAGTGCGTTAAGAACCTTTTCAGTTTTTGTAAAAGTAATCATTATAATAATTTCTCCTTGTTAACAATCAAATTTGATTGAAGTACTACTATAACATACTGTACTAGTTAATGTCAATACCCTTTTTAAATAAAGGCCAAAAAAAAGGGAATTCCGAAGAATTCCCCTTTTTCTAGGTTGGTTGACCCAACTCTTATGTTTTTTACATAAGGTTTGATACTTTAACCCTACGATACCAAGCATTGGTGTTTGCATCAAGAGAACCATTAGAGTTAACTGTGTCTCCAGCAGCAACTGCACCAGCAGCAGCGAATGGGTTAGCAGCAAGACCATAACGAGTCTTGAAACCAATCTTAGGTTGGAAAGAATTTTCACCAACCGCACGTACCATTTGTAATGGAACATATGGGCAGTAGAAGAATCCAGCGTCATAAGGTGAAGTACCCTTATAACCAACAACATAGTACTGTGAAGCAGCTACGTTAGATGCATATGGATCAACATATACTTTATAACGTCCGTTCATAACACCAGCAAATGTGGTAGTTGTGTCGTCTACGTTTAGGTTGTTTGCAAGAGCAGGAGTATAATCAAGTACACCAGCCATCTGAAGTGCAGATGCAACATCAGCTGAACAGATAACCATGTTACCCTTACCTCTACGAGTCTGTTGACCAATTGCATTAGCATCACGTTCTATTGCGAACATAAGACCTTTGAATTTTTCAACTGACCAACGACCATTAGAATCTGTATCTAAATCGAAGATACCAGCAGTAGTTGTGTTAACTTGAGCACCTTTAACCGCAGTAACATACAACGAGCGAATAACTTCGCGGTTGATTTCTGCGAGGATTTCAGAACTTAGGATGTTTGAAAGTTCTGTTTCTGCATCAAGACCATGAATTGCTTTCAAATCTTGTGCAAGTTCCATTGTGTACTCAGCTTTTAGCGCACGACTAACAGCAGTAACAGTTGACTTCTCGATTGAGAATGCCATCTGAGCAAATCCGTTATCTGAACTATCACCTAATGCTTCTGCTTGAGCAGTTGTCATACCAGTTGCACTTGTGTAAGTACCAGCGGATGGACTGTCATTAAGAACAGCAGGGTTAGTTTCGGATGATCCAACATCACCACCACCAATATCACCAGCAGAGTTTTGATTAGATGCACCAGTTTGTCCCGGCATTGCTTCACCAACAAGTGCTTCTGCACCGTCTTGTGAAAGGAATGATGAGCGCATTGCAAAGATAAGACCAGTAGGCCCTGTCATTGGTTGCACACCACATACGTCATATGCAATTAAGTTAGGCATTGCACGGCGTACTAGGGAAATTAATATCGGATCCCACGTATCCATTTGTCCACCACCCATGCTATTAACAGGTGCGGTTTCTCCGAGAAATCCTCGGTCTTCTTTTAAAGCTTTTTCTTGATTCTCTAAGATGAGAGTAGTAACCGCCCGTTTATAAGGATCGCTGATCTTAGGAAGATCGGGATGCTCTAGGACTGGCTGCCATTTTTCTTGTAGATGTTCTGTCTGAAACATTTGTTTCTCCTTTATTAATTTTTATACATCAAGTATAATATAGTTTATGCACTTGCCTTTTGATTACGACTAATTGCCGACAAATAAGCACTCATCGCACCTGTCGTATCAATGTCCTTGGCGGCAGTTCCATCTTCATCATCAAATGTATGTTCAACTACAGTACCTTTAGGAAAATAACTTTCTTTCAAAGTATTCAGTTTTTCTCGGAATGATTCTTCATTTCCAAAATCAACGTCTTCTATAAGGGATTTGAACTTCTCAATTTCTGTGTCGGCTAAATCTTCGGAAACCTCAGATATAACCTGTTCGCGAACTAGTTTAGATGTTAGGTTAGACAATTTAACTGATTTCTCAATTGATTCATTTAACTTATCTTCTAATTCGGTAATCTTTTCAGATTGTGCTTCAAGAACGTCATATTTTTCATTCGGCACATCAATGTAGTGATCTTCAAACAACTGTTTCAGTCCAGAGATAAAGTCTTCTGCAATTTCACCCTTCAAACCGCGTTCTATTGCCAACTCGTTCTCTTTAGTCCATGTTTCTACAACGTAGTTGAGATATGTATCAACTTTTTCTGTAAGTCCTTCTTTGAAAGTTTCCATTTCGGTTTCTTTCTCAGAACTAACTTCTTCATGTATACGTTCAATTTCTGAACGTACTTTTGATTTAACAGCAGCTTCAAATATTGTTGCTGCCTTAACCTTGAAGTCTTCAGAAAGACTGTCATCAGCGTTCATCAAAGCTTGTACGTCTTCTTTGACGTTGATATCTTTGATTCTTGCTTCAACTGCTTCTGCCTTCTGAGTTTCTTCCTCAGTAGGTTCTGCTTTTTCATAAGTCATAGCATTTTTCATATTTTCATATGCTGCCATGAGTTTTTCTTTATTCATCTTATCCATTCCAGCCATCATATCTTTCATGGCAGTCATGTATTCCATTTTGGTTTTAGGCGTTTCCATTATACTCTCTTCACCTTCTGGTTCATGACCAGCTGCGAGTTTTTGTGGTTTATCTGATTTGCCTGAACCTTTTTGTTGTGCATCACTCTTAACTTCTTTTGCTTTCTTAACTGCAACGTCTGTTGGTGAAGCTTTGGCTGTTGGGTCAACTACTGCTGGCCCTCCGTCCACTACTTCTCCGCCTGGCGTTTTCACAGCGATTTTTTCAGCTTTTGCAGAAGGAGCAGCACCATCAGTAGGCTGTCTAGATGCCTCTTCTAGTTCTGCAAGTACATCAGCTTCCAGCTCTTCAATTGTTTTATCTAATTCGGACATATGGTGTCTCCTTACCTTTTCTGTATTTATATTTATAAGTTATAAATTTTTGAGGAACTTAGCAAATTCCAAAGCTTCTTGAACATGATTTCTTTTTGCTTGAACCACATCAAATTTTTGTTTTAAGTCTTCTAACTCTGCTTCAAAGAGATGACCATGTTTCCAAACCCACTCTTTACCCTCCATAATACCCTCAACAAATGCGTTGGGAGCAGAAGGATCAGCAACAATATCAGCAGCAGTTGCGAGATAAAAATCATCCCGAACATAACTTGCACCGCCTTTTTGGTCTAAACTACCCATTCCCCGTGAGGAAACACCTAGTTTTGCACCTTCATCCATAAGACTCTTAACAATCTCGCCCATAGGGGTTGACATTATTTTTGCCTCACCAATAAAATTTTTACCATCTGGTTCTAAAGAGGTAATCATATGGGATACACGTTCCAGATTGACCGTTGGGCCATCAGGGTGTCCTAGTTCACCATATGCACGTTTCTCTTTAATAAAATTCTTGTTATACTTTAATACTTCGTTCTGAAGTACTTCCATAGGGTATACTCGACCATTACGATTTTTAATATCAGCCTGCATGAAGATACCACGAATTTTGTAGTTCTTACCACCGCCTTCTTTTTCTTCGGTGATGTATTCTACATCGTGGTCTACTGCTTCTGAAAATAATCTAACTGTACTCATACTCCTATCCTCTATGTGATGTTATCAAACCCAGATACTTTTTTCATTTTCATCCAAACTGTTCCGATACAAGCTGCATCATTTTCAAAGAAAATGTCTCCTGTAATCCCAGAACCAGCATTGTTTGCTAAAGTAGGTAATGTTTGACCACCACCATTATAACTGCCGTTTGCGTTTAATGACATACAAGTAACATTTGATGTAGCATCCCACTCAATTTCTAGTATAGAACTAACTGTCCAATTAATAGCAACAATAGACACTCTAGGATCAGTTGCAGCTCCTGCTATTTCGGATACATCTATAATTTTTGTTGCAGTTCCGTTTGTTCCAGAAATAGTGGTTTTAGTAACTAATTCAAAATCTGAATCTACTAATGTTTGTGTTGCAAATGCCATTATTCACTCCTAGATTGATAACATTTCTTTTTCAAAATAGTTCATAAGTTCTTTTTCTCGAACTTTAAAACTTTTGGAAACGTCTTTAATAGTTTTGTCAAAAGTATTTAGGAAATCCGAAGGTTTAGAATCCATTTTCTTAAAAATCTGGTCAACAGCACCTTTCATTTTTGGAGAAAGTTTCTTATATGCTTTGGATTTCTTATGTTCATCCTTTTCAACAACAGATGAATATACCCCTTCAAATTTCTTAGTCATTGCCTACTTCTTCTTCAGCTGCTTCGTCTTTTGCTTGTTGCACAAATGTCTTTGCAACTTCTGACCGTTTAGTTTCTAGTGCATCTCCAATTTTTGCTGCCATTGCAGTTTTAAAAACTGTTTCTGCTTCTAGGTTATTTTCTGATGCCAATGCATCTACAAATTCTTTACTCATTATTTATCTCCTTCCTTTTCGGGTTCTTCGTAATCGGGCATTTCTTCTGGTGTTACTATGTTTCCAGTACTATCTTGTGGGTAACGAGTAATTCCATCACCACCATCAGGAATAGTAATACCACCGTCCATAGGATCGACAGAAAGTTCCTTTTTAATTTGCACATTCATATCAGCAATTTCTGCATCATTCATACGCAAGACTTTCTTTAATACATATTCTTTACTAAAGAAAGTACCAAT